CGGCTTCCGGCGCTGGCGTCGATCACTACGCTGAGATCGTACACGCCAAGCCCTACGAGCCCGGTATCGACTTCGTTCCGCATGATGCCAAGGTCAAGGAGTGGGGAACGGGCCGAACCCGTGTCGAGACCATGGAATCGCTGCACCTTCGGCCGCAGCTCGTGCCGATGGCTTCGTTCCTGGATGGCATCAATGCGGCGCGCCTAACGCTCAAGAAGGCGGTATTTCACCCTCGCTGCGAGGATAAGGGCCTGGCCGCTCTGGAGCAGTACCGGCGCGAATGGGACGACGAGAAGAAGACATTCAAGGCCACTGACGTGCACGACTGGACGGCGCACCTATCCGCGGCGTTCCGGTATCTGTCGCTGTCATGGCGCAACGTGGTCGAGGTGATTGAGGAGCCCAAGCGGGTTCCGAAGCCCGGCCAATTCGTGCCCCCTCCGATCCGAGAGAGCACTGGGAAAAGGATACGCGTGTGACCGACACTGCCGGCATCCAAGGCCACAGCGAAGCGGGAGAGGAGGCGCGCGAGGACCGCGAGCCGAAGTCGTCCCGCGTTTGGCTGGCGATGATCGAGCAGGCCGAGCACGACTTCAAGGACTGGCAGACCAAGGCGGATAACCTCGACAAGCTCTATGCGAACCTGAACCATCTGGCGAGCGATAGCCGCGACCGTCAGTTTCAGATGTTCTGGGCCAATATTCAGGTGTTGGGCCCGTCGATCTATTCCCGGCCTCCTATTCCTGTCGTCGTGCCGCGGTTCAAGGATCGCAAGCCGGTCCCGCGCATGGCCTCCGAGCTATTGGAGCGCAGCACAGCGGTCGGGTTCGAGCTCGAAGACATTGACGGCATCATGCGCCTGGTGCGCGATGACCTGACTGTTGTTGCCCGTGGCTGCGCTTGGGTGCGCTATGAGGCGAACGAGGACGGCAAGGGGCAGCGCGTCTGCCTCGACTTCGCCGATCGCAAGGACTTCCTCCACCCGATGGCACGCACATGGCGGGAGATGCCGTGGGTGGCCAAGCGATCTTGGCTCTGCGAAGACGAGATGGAGGATCGGTTCAAGGAGACCTCAGGCGGGGCCTACAAGAACGCCTCATACGAGGTCCGCAAGACCGACGACAGCAAGGACGACGGCGAGAAGAAGGCCGGCGTCTGGGAGATCTGGCACAAGTACGAGAACAAGGTCGTCTGGGTCACTGAGGGCGTCGATGAGACGCTTGATGAGGGCGAGCCGCATCTGGAGCTGGAAGGCTTCTTCCCGTGCCCGAGGCCGGCCTATGGCACGATACAGCGCCGTTCGCTGCTGCCCGTGCCGGACATGCTGTTCTACAAGGACCAGCTGGAGGAGATCAACGAGCTTACGGCCCGCATCGGCGCGCTGAGTGATGCTCTTCAGGTCAGGGGCTTCTACCCGGCCGGTGCTGGCGAGCTCGGTGATGCCATTGAGACCGCGATCAAGTCCACGGTCGGCAATCAGGTCCTGATCCCGATCTCGAACTGGTCGCTGCTGGGTGGCGCTTCAGCCAAGGATACCATCGTCTGGCTGCCGATTGACCAGGTAGCAACGACCATCGTCCAGCTGGTGGAACTGCGCAAGCAACTGATCGCCGACGTTTACGAGATCACGGGACTTTCGGACATCATGCGCGGCGCTACCGAGGCCAGCGAGACGGCCACGGCTCAGCAGCTCAAGAGCCAGTACGGCTCGGTGCGCATCAAGGACCGGCAGAACGAGCTGGCGCGGTTTGCGCGGGATTTGGTGCGGATCAGCGCCGAGATCATGGCCGAGAACTTCACGTCCAAGACCATGCTCGAAATGTCGCAGCTTGACATCGAGACCGATGCGGACATCAAGGCCAAGATCAAGCCGCTTGAGCAGCAGATCAAGGCGATCATCGCCAAGGTCGAGCAGGCCAAGGCCGATCCACAGATGATGCAGCAGGCTAAGGCCAACCCTGAGCAGGCGCAGCAGATGCTACAGCAGGCCCAGCAGCAGGCGCAGGGGCTCAAGGAGCAGATCGACGAGCTGAACGAGATTGCGACCGTCGAGAAGGTCATGAAGCTGCTTCGTGACCAGAAGACGCGGCCCTTCGTGCTGGACATCGAGACGGATTCGACCATCGCGCCGGACGAGAACGCGCAGAAGCAGCGCGCGACCGAGTTTATCACGGCAGTCGGCGGCTTCATGGGGCAGGCGATTCCGCTCGTGCAGGCTGTTCCTCAGGCCTCCAAGCTGATGGCCGAAACCCTGAAATACGTGGCGGGTCAGTTCCGCGCCGGCCGCCAGTTGGAGGGCGTGATCGAGGAGTTCGCCGACGATATGGCGACGATGGCCAAGCAGCCGAAGCCGCCGGACCCGGCACAGGCGAAGGCTCAGGCTGACGCTCAGGCGACGCAGCAGGCCATGCAGGTCGAGCAGCAGCGCCACGAGCGCGAGCAGCAGGCCGCTCAGTTGGAACAGCAGCGCAAGGACACAGAGGCTAAGGCCAATCAGGAGCGTGAGGCCACGCGGCTCCAGACTGACCTTGCCAACAAGGCCGCAGACGAAAAGCGCAAGGAGAGCGAGCTGAACGCAAAGCTGGCAAACCTTGGCGCCGAAGAACAGCGGAAGGCGCAAGAGCATGACCAGGCCATGGATATTGGCCTGCTTCAGCTCGAAAAACTCCGGCTCGAGATCGAGGGCGTGAAGGTCAAGACGGCAGCGACCGTTGAGACTACCAAGGCCCAGATCGAGCACACCGAGACGCAGACCGACAACGCCATACGGTCGACCGATGCAAGTGTGCAGGCAACGGCTGATAGCACTGCAATCAAAGCCCAAGCGGCCAAGAGCAAGGAGCCGGCGTAATGCGCGGCACTTGGGTCATCCGCAACGGCAGGATCGTCGAGAAGGGCGGATCAGAGGACGTTCGGCCGGCACCGGCGCGATCAGACCTGCCTTTCCCGATGCTCATCAGCGACGAGATGCAGGCGTGTGAGCACGTTGACGGCAGGTTTTACACGTCGAAGTCCGAGTTTCGGAAGGTCACGCGCGCGAATGGCCTGACCGAAGTCGGAACTGAAAAGATCAATCGACCACGGCCGAAGGTGTCCAAGGCAGAACGTGCTGCGGGCATTGACCGGGCCGTGGAGCGGGCAGCCGCTCGCGTCCTCTAACCGCACCCTCTCAGACAGGATGATACCATGACCGATGCAGCAGTTGTCGCTGATAGCGCACCCGCGCCAGATGCCGATGTTGGCGGTGCCGTCATCAACGAGAACGCGCCCGGATTTAACTCACCGCTCGGCTCGCAGATCCCGCCTGAGGCTCAGGCCAAGGCAGAGGTCCCGGCCAAGCCCGCATCGCTCGACGACAGCATTGATCGTGCCATCGCCAAAAGCGCGGCCAAGCAGGCCGAGCCGAAAGCGGATGCGAAGGTAGACCCGAAAGCCGACGCCAAGGCTGAACCAGTCAAGGAAGCGCCTGTACGAGGCGAGGGCGGCAAGTTCGCTCCCAAACAGCCCGACGCCGCGGCTGCCGTGGCTCAGGATGCGGGCAAGCAGGCCGAGCCTTCCAAGCCGAGCTTCACGGCCAGCGAAGCCCCGACGCGCTTCTCTGATGATGCCAAGAAGGAATGGGCGACGACGCCGGAGCCCGTGCGCCGGGAGACCGAGCGCGCGATCAAGGAACTGACGGACGGCTTCCAGAAATACAAGCAGTCGGCCGAGCGCGACCAGGGACTGGCCGAGTTTCACGAGATGGCCGCCAAGAGCGGTACTGACGTGAAGACGGCGCTGTCCAAGTATACCGCGCTCGAGGGCCTGCTTCGCTCCGACCCGATCAAGGGGCTGAACGAGGTCTGCAACAACATGGGCCTGTCGCTTCGTGACGTGGCCGCGCATGTGCTGAACCAGAAGCCGGAAGAGCAGGCGAGCCAGCAGGACGCCGTGATCCGCGAGTTGCGGCAGGAATTGGCTGCGATCAAGCAACAGGTCGGTGGTGTCACCCAGACCATTGAGCAGCAGCGCGAACAGGCGACGCTGACCGAGATCAACAAGTTTGCTGCGGAGAACCCGCGCTTCGAAGAACTGGCGGACGACATCGCCTTCTTCATGAAGTCGGGCCGCGCGAAAGACCTTCCTGAAGCCTACCAACTGGCGGAACGGCTCAACCCCGCGCCCGCCGGCCAGGCCAAGGATGCTGCCCCCGCAGCCTCATCCGCTGCACCCGAGCCCCCGGTTCATCCCGACAAGGGCCAGAAGTCCATCAACGGCGCCCCTTCAGCAGGCTCAACCCCCGCAGCGAAGAAGCGCGTCACCCGATCACTCGATGAAGCCCTGGACCGAGCCTTTGGGCAGGCAGGGTAGGAGATAACAAATGGCCATTAATCCGGTCGCAAACTACCAGCAGGTGCTTTCGATGGCACTTGAGGAGCGGGCGCCTGCTTGGCAGGATCTCGTTTCAAACGGCAATGCGCTTCTCGCTGTGCTTCGTCGCAAAGGTCTGTGGGAGTCCTATTCTGGCCCCCGCATCCGCGAAACCCTCCAGATCGCCAAGCAGGATGCCCAGTGGTATTCCGGCTATGACTTCCTGGAAAATCCGCCGATCGAGCTGTTCAACGACGCCTACTACACCCCCAAGATGGTGGCCGTCCCGATCAGCCTGACGATGGAAGAGATCCTGAACAACCAGGGATCGAACCAGCTCAAGCCAGTCCTCAAGTCCTACATGATGGCAGCGGAAGGCGCGCTTGAAGATGCTATGGACCAGGGCATCCACTCGGATGGCACGGCCAACGGCGGCAAGCAGATTACCGGCCTTGCGGCGGCGGTTCCGATCGTCACCAACTCCGGCACCTATGGCGGCATCGACCGCGGCGCCAATGCGATCTGGCGTACCACGACCTACGACATCCACACGCAGTTTCCGACCATCGGAACGCAGGCGACATCCACGACCATCCGTCCGATCCTCAACCGCGTCATGACGGCCCGCTCCCGTGGCCGTCGCTATGCGGATTTGCTCCTGATGAGCCCGGAGCATTATGAGGCCTACGACGCGGCCACGCTGGCGATCCAGCGCACCACCAACTCGTCGAGCGAGCTCGGCAAGCTGGGCTTCTCCTCGCTGGAGTACATCGGCGGCGGCAAGCGTGCGGAAATCGTCATGGATGGCGGTATCGGCTCCAACATGCCCGCCAATACCACCTACGGTCTGGACACCGACAGCCTCCGGCTCCGGTACAACGCCAGCCGCAACTTCGACAAGCTGTTCGAGGGCGATGGCCAGAAGCCGATCAACCAGGATGCGCTTGCGCAGTTCATCGGCTGGATGGGCGAGCTCACCATGACCAACCCGCTGTTCTGCTGGCGCTTGTACGACAGCGTCCCGGCGTCGTGAGGTAAATGATGATCATCACGGTTGGCACATACGCCGATATCGTGGCGTTGAAGGCGGCTCTAGGGCCGCCGAAAGCGCTATTTTATCGGTATCTCGCAGCAAATCCGCCGTCTCCGGAGCAGGCGAACGTACTGGCTATCTACGAAGGCGAGCTCGCCTTCAAGACCGGTACTTTGACCAGCCCGGTAACGGTGCCAACTCCATCGGTAATTCTGGGAGATTTCCCGGAGGCTGTGGAGCTTTCATCCATCAGTTACACCTAAGGGAGCCAATAAAATGGTTGCATCTATTCCCGTCACGCCGAGCCTCGGCATCGACACTTCGGCCGTCTACAAATCGACGGACAGCTACAACTACAGCCGCATCCCGCTCGGCACGACCATCCGTGCGCAGAACGGGCGCATGTACGTCTTCGTGCAGGCATCTGCGGGCATTGCCGATGCTACGGCGTCGGTCCTGACCGAGCCTGCGATGACTGTCGCCGGTGGTGCCGGTGCGTACACCACCCGTTCAGGTGCTGTGTCCACGGGCGATCGGTTCTGGATCGAGTCCAACGCGATCTAAACGACGACCAGGCGGGGCTGCGGCCCCGCTTCCCCCTTTGCATTCCCTCAGACGGAGAAATCCAGTGCTCAACAAAGCCGATCCACTCGTTGTCCCCATCTTCAAGATCCACACCACGAAGAACGACACCAAGAGCCGAGAGGCGGGCCGGCCGATCTTCGACGATATGGAGGTGGTCGAGGTCCGTTTCGCAGGCGACCGCAACAAGATAAGTGTGTTCCCGGCTCACACCATTTGCGGCGAGGCTGTCGACGACAATGGCGACACCATCAGGATTACCTATGCAGAGCGCTGGGCAGACCAATACAAGCGCTTCAAGGCCAAGTCCCAGCAGATTGCCGAAGGCACGCCGGTCGATGAGCTGCCGTTCCTGACGCAGGCCAAGCGCTCCGAGCTCAAGGCGCTCAGCATCTACACTGCGGAGGCTCTTGCAGCTCTCGACGGCCAGCCGCTGAAAAACCTCGGGCAGGGTGGCCGCGAACTGAAGAACCAGGCTCAGGCCTATCTCGACAACGCTTCTGGCTCTGCCAACGTAACGAAGATGGCGGCCGAACTTGAAGAGCTTCGTCGTACCGTCGCCGAGCTCCGATCCGACAAGTCGCCGTCTACTGATTCACAATTCGCGTCGTGGACCTCCGATCAGATCAAGGATTGGATCGAAGAAAAGATCAGCGAGCGCCCGAAGGGGAACCCCTCGCATTCGACGCTGGTTAAACGTGCGGACGAGATCGCCATTGGTCTCGCCGATGAACAGGCAGCCTAGGGGGCTATCATGATTCAATCGACCGACGTGGTGTTTCGCACGATCGAAGTTCCGATCGTAACCATCAACGACTCGAACGATGACGACAAGCGCACGATGGACATCATCGAGCTTTCATATCCCGATGGGAAGGTCATTGCATTCCCGGCAGACGACAAGAGCCCAGAGACCGGCAAGCGCTACCGCGAGATGTATCCGGAGAAATTCGAGGCATTCAAGAACGGCAAGATCGACCCTGACCGGGCCGAACAGTTGAAGCAGGAGATCGCGGATCGCCAAGCTGAGCTGGACGGCACGAAGAAAGCTCCTGATGACGAGCGGGTGCAGGAAAACCTCGGCTACGGCGAGATCAAGCCGGGTGAGAGCCCGCACGATGCGACCAAGCCGGCGGGCATCGAGCAGCCGGCACTGCTCGGCCCCGATCCGGTCGTGACGGAGCTGCCTAAGAACGGGCTTGGCGCTTCACCGAAGATCGGGCCGGTCAAGGAGCCGGCATAAATGACCCTGCTGTCGGCTTGTGTGGAAGCAGCTATTGAACTGAACCAAACGGAGCCGACAGCTATCTTTGCTTCTACGGACAAGTTATCAAAGGAGCTTCGCGTTCAGGCGAACAAGTCCGCGACCGCGATCA